CGGTTCGGGGTCGAGCCACTTTCGGTGGCCGTGAAGCCGAGCATGATTGCTAGCGCGTCCAACTCGATCGCTCCACTGCCGACGCCCCACTCCAGCGCCTCGATGAACGCCGCGACAGCGACCAACTGGTCACTCCCTTTCAGCTCGCCCCCCATCATGCGCGGGGTGAACGTCATCGTCGTCGCCACAGATAGATCGACCGGCGATGGCGGTGACACCGCCCGGCTCACGATCTTGACCCCACTCAGTCCGAACAACTTCTCTCCATACCCAGGCATGTTGCCCTCCTCTATCTAATGATGTGCTGCGAGGCTCAATCTCGTCTTATCCGTGCATCCGTGCCCGACCGAAGGTGTGTCATGCAGGATGCTCAGGTCGAATCGTCTCCCATATCGACCTCCTTATCCGGCGCGCGCACCAACTCCGCACGCCAGCCTTTCAGCGTATTCACGATTCGCTCGCCAAGCTGCTCTTTGCGCGCCGACCATGCGCGCCACTCGCCCGGCGTCTGCACGTCCTCCAGCGCCAGCTCTGCGGCCTTCTCTTGTCCGACGATCAGCGCCAGCGGGTCGTCTGGTGACACAACGAAGTCCACGCCAGGTTGCGTCAGCAACTCCTTGACCATCTCGCGGCCCGCGATCTCGCAAACGCGTCCGTTCTCCGGCCCCCAGCGATACGCATCGACGATTCGCTCCGTCGCCCCGCCCGCGTATTGAATCCTCATTGAGATCTCCTCATGTTTCTCGCAGAAGCGAAGTCGGATTCACATATGTTCCGTGCAATCCGTTCAGAATCCGTGTGTGCCTCATGCTTCCCGCAGAAGCGAAGTTGGATTCACGCCCCAGGCCCCTGCCGCATTCGGCATATAAGGCGCAGACTCGCACACGACCCGCGCCAGCATGCGCCTGTGCGCGACCCCGCTGCGGAACCTGAACGAGACGGACACGACGACGTCCTTCATCACATCCGACACCGGCCGGGTCTCCTCGAGCGAAGCGTCGAGCAGCCTCATGAACCCGAATCGCTCCCGCATCTCCTTCTCCGCCTGCATAAACACGCTCGTCCAAGTCGGCTGACACAGCGAAGCCATCTCGGCCCATCTTCGTTTGGACCACGCAAGCACGAACCGGCTCAAAACCTGCTCCGCCGATCCATCCGGGTAATCATCCGCCTTAATCATGTCGCCTCTTTCCACCCGACCACTTGACCACCCGACCACTTTGATTACTCGACTATTTTAACTATCCGTCCATCCGAGCAATCCGCGTCAAAATCCGTGCCGCCGTCCCTGCCCACGATCCATTCCGCGTCAGCCACGCCGCAGCGCGCGCGCCGATCTCCGCCGCCTTGACTGGATTCGATGCGCACCACAACATCGCGCCCGCCAGCTCCTTCCTGTCCGGCTCGGCCCACTCACCCACGTCGCTGAACCATCCGTATCGCGCAGGCGACAGCCCCGCCACCTCAATCGGGATGGCCCACTCGTCGATGTCCTCCGCCAGCCCACTCCACCGCGTCGTAATCACAGGCAAGCCCGTCGCGGCCGCCTCGCGCGGCGGCATGCCCCATCCCTCGCCGCGCGACGGGAACACGAAGCAGTCCGCCTCGGCAAGCAGCGCGCGCCACGCCGGCCGGTCGAGAATGCCGATGCGCACCTCCACATTCGGATCCCGGAACTTCATCGGAAACGGCATCTCATTCCGCAGGTGCAGGATTAGCCTCACATCCTCGCGCCAGCCGAACGCCTCATAGAACGCGCGGTAAGCCACGTCCCACCCTTTGCGATAGTCCGGCGTTCCACTCCACACGAACGTGTACGGTGTCCCGTGCCCGCGCCTGTCAATCGTCCAGAAATCGTTTGAGTTCACGCCCCACGGCGCGACCGTGATCTTCGTATGCACGCCGCACGCCATGAACACGTCGGCGCAGAATCTACTCGGCACGATGCATTCGCTGGCATGCCGGTTGATCGTCTCCGCCCAGCCCTGCGCCAGGCGCGTCGTCTCGCACATCGTCAAAATCGACAGCGCCCCAGCGCGGATCGACGGCAGCCACGGCGGAACACACATCGCCACCGCCCGATCAGCGATCTGCCACGATCTCTCGTCCGGGTATCCGAACGTCTCCGTCTGCCCGCGCATATCGACGATCCGGACGCCCGGGTCCAGCCCGCGCATTGCGCCCGCGATGTTGATCGCCGCATACCCGTAGCCGTCGTGCGGCAGCATGAACCCCATAAATGTCGTCATCGCTTCGCCAATGCGAGTGCCACGATCGCTTGTGCCCGGAAACTATCATACTCCGCCCGTGTGCAGTCCCGTTCGATCGCGCCAACGTACTGTTCGTCGAGCAACCTCCAGAACCACCTGCCGAGCCATTCCCATCGTGCCTCATCGAACAACTTGCGCAGCGCCTCCATCCCGAACACCCGTTGCTCGCCGCCCGGATGCGTCGTCACCTGGTCCCGCCCGAACGGCGCCGTCACCAATAGCCGGCCGCCCGACCTCAGCACCCGCCACGTCTCCGACACCGCAGTTTCCAGCGCGAACGGATTAGCCTCGTTGCCATATGCTCGCAGGCCGATGTGGTCGATCGTGCTCACGCATGTCACCACGCCGAACCTCTCACTCCATTCCGCTGGCATCGCATGCGCATCCCCCACGAATGCCTGCACACCGGCCGGCGCGGCGAATGCGCGCGTGTCCAGCGCGAAGACCTCGTCCGCGATCAGCGTCAGCACCTCCAGATACTTCGCGCCGGCGGCCCCCACGTCCAGGATGCGCTTTGGCCTGCCCAGCCGAGCGATCAGCCACGGCACCTCCACACTTCTCTCGTCAATCATCTCTTCATCCGTTCTATCCGTCCATCCATGTATCCGTGCCCGAATCCGTGTCGTGCTATTTCACCCGCACGACAGCATACCGGCTCACCGCCAGCGCGCAATTCAGCGCATCGTCCCACTGGTCGGGGATGTCGTTCACCCACAGCATCTCCCACATGCCCACCGCCAAGCGCTTGTTCTGCCACAGCGCGAACACCCGCGCCCGCGCCGAGTCAATCGTCGTGTAACCGATGCGCTGATAAAAGTACAGCTCCGCAATCTGCCGCCCGGCCAGGTCACGCGGCCCGAACGGCATATCCGCCGGCAGCCGCAGCAAAGCGCACGGCCGGATCTCCTTGTTCGCGTCGAAAGCCGCCGCCGTATTCTGCCGGTCGATCGTCGTCCCGGTATGCACACCGCCCGTCAGCGACGCCATCAACGTCGCATCTCCCGTCAGCGAAGTCAACAGATCATCGCGCAGTGCCATCTCATCCTCGGAACAGAGTGACGAGCTGATTCCGGATCGCGTTGAGATTGCGCCAGATCGTCGGCAGGATGATCGCGTACCTCCCGCCCCATCTCAGTTCCAGAAACTTCCCGTAAAAAACCGTGTGCGCCAAGACAATCAAAATGAACCTTCCCTCGCGCCCCGAGCTGCCCATCAGCCCGCTGCGCGCATTGCCCGTCCGATCTTCCCACGGCGCATTCCGCCTCGCCTCGTCCTGCAAGCGCTGCGCATTGTCCGCCGCCATCGCCTCGAGCGCCTGATAAGCGCGCCTCTCATAGGCTTGCAGATTGCGTATCAGATGATCGGGTGGAATCTTCCATCGAAAGCTCATAGCATTTAATCCGTCGACTCTCTACATCCGCTGTTCCGATCCGTTAATTCTCCACATCCGTGTTTAAGTCGTTCCATCCACCCATCGCCCACTTCAGCAGCGCCCCCAGCACAAGCGTATTCGCCAGGCTGACGCTCACGCCCTGCCCGGCCTCGGCGCCGATGAAGCCTGCATACTGATCCATCACCGGCCACGGCTGCGAACCATTCATCCAATCTCGAAGCTGCTGGGTGAATTCCTCCCGACTCATCTGCACAGACGTCTTGAAGCACAGGCACTGCACATGAATTGGCAGCGAGATCGTCCCCTTCGCATACACCCCGTCGCCCTTTTCCCCGCCGCGCACGACGGTATCGCACACATCCTCGATCGGATGGCTCGGGCTGAGATTGATCCGCTCCTTCTCGATCCACGGCATCGCCGCCATCGCGCTGTCCGTCGCCAGGCCGTGGACGATCTGCAGCTCATTGCGCGCCAGGCGCAGCGCATTGTAAGCCACGCCCTGCCCGGCGCAGGCATCGCCGCTGATCAACCCGGTCTTCACGCCGGCCGCGATCTCCTTCTTCGTCAGCCGCAGCCGGCTGCGCGTCCAGCGCGGACAATCCCGCCCCGCGCCGAGATATTGCTCCAGCGCCTTCGCA